TTAACAGCTGTAGTGATATCATCAAAGATATTCCATGAATTAGTAATTACTACTACTGCTCCACCACTATGCTGATATGCTGTAGAGGAAGCACCTTCGTAATCCGCCTCTGCTCTAGTAATAGTTATACTAGAAGCTCCCGCTGTGTAAGGACCCACTAACTTAACAACTTCTCTAAAGCTGTTCTTTGGGTCTATTACTGCATACACATACTCACCAGCAGATAGACTGAAGCTTGGCATCTCATCAAAGCTAGCAGTTAAAGCTGCTGCTGTGATAGATGTACTAAGATTAGTCTTGTATGCGTTCTGCCTGGGTGTTGAAACAATATTAGTCATATTATGTAATTATGTTATCTGAAGGAAATATGTCCACATCATGAACCATTACTGGTATATTAAGTTTATTTAATTTAAATCCTGAGTTTAAGCTAGTAGTATCGAACTGCATATATGTCCTTAACCCACTACCATATGAAGGTCTTCTTACTATGAAAGGATAGAATGCTACCCCTTCCTCTGATATAGGTCCGCTACCTAATGGGTCTACCCCCATATCTTCCTCACCTAGAGGGAATGGGTCGGCCTCATCACCAGTAGCGAACTGTGCACCTGTGAACGTTTTAGTTGTTGCTACACCATCTATATCTATAGAGAACTCTACTTCTTCTTGTGAACTTATTAGCCCACCTGCGTCTATATGAGAGAATGATTTCCATGTTTCAGGAGAACCAAAGTCAAATGTCTTAGTCCTTACACTACCTCTAATCTCCACACCTTCATCACTCCATCCTGTCTCCATCTCTAGTACCTGTCCGCCAAATACATTAGCTACAAGTAAATGTTTCTCTCCATCTGCATCTGTATATATAGTGAAGTCATTAGCATTAATGTTCTCATACTGAGTCCAGGCGAACCTCCTCTCTTGTGGTCTACTTACCAAGTTAGAATAAACTAGCGTAGTGTCATTCGTTGTTCCCTGGTCTACGTTACAACCATAGTATAGGTTATTCTCACCTGGGAAATATATTCCACAAACTGTACTCTTGTCGTCGATTCTGTCGACAATCTCCTGAACACTTCTGGTAAAAGGATATGCCCTGTATGAACCAGTAGTCCCTTGTCTCTGTGCTAGGGAGTAAACTCCTTCTCTTGTCATAACGAATAGGTCGTTCTCTATATTCACTAGACTTCTATGTGACTCACAGTTACCTTCGAAATCTATTGGATTAATCTCTGGAGTTGTACCGAATACATTCAATGTATATATCCCTTTACTCTTACCTACTACTAGAATCTTACCGAACTCAGCTATACCTGTTATATACCCCTCATCCTGATTAACAGGGTCGTCATTCTTAAATCCATCTGCCTGAACTGAAGCTGGGTTTGCATCTGTATAGAAGACTGTTGAAGGGTCTGTAGCAACACCAGCAGTATACACTACATCATTTTGTACGGCAAGGTAATTTGGTATTAAAGGTGCAAGACTATGCGTTGATACAGTTGTACCATCATAGCTTCTCATGTCATCTACACCATTAGCCCAGTACACTACATCTTTATATGTAATAAAGTGTATAGGTGTACCATCATCCATTGTCGCGTCAATTGCATCCCAATCACTGGTAGCTTCATTATACCTATATACTGTTGTACCTTCAGCACATAGAAGGATTCTAGTTCCATCGTTGAACCTAGTATCATATATGGAATGTATTCCATTAGCACCAGGTATTGCATTACCAAAGTTAGCAATTCCTTTTCTAGTAGCTAGTAGCCCTCTATTGTCATACCTAACGTTCTTGGCTACTGCTAGCTGATTATCTTCAATAGTGGTAGGGTCGCCAGTGGCTAGCCCTCCTCTAAAGTCTAGTACTTTAATATTTTCTGCCATAATTATTTTCTTCTTTTAGAAGGTAATATAGGTGCTCTAAAGGTTAGTCCTTCGTTCTCTCTGTGTAGCATATCTGCTATAGCTTTAGGACTCCATCTATCCCATTCACTCAAAGCCATCTGAGCGTTCTGTTGATTCTGTTGTCCTGGTACTGATGACCAAGCTTTATATCTAACATAATGTTCAACTATGAAATGCCACTCACTAGGGAAGTCAGGAGTGTCTGCAGTTGTGTAAGTATCTGGGTATTCTGCGTATTTATATTTAACAGTATATTGAGCTGCTGCTGCAGCATTAGGTACTGGATATACTTTAATTTCTCCATCTTCTTCATATATGTATCCTGGTTTATCACCCTCCGCGTCCATGTCGTAAGTCTTCTGGAAGTCGATAAGAGTATCTGTAATAATAGTTAGCTCTTCTTCATCCGCTCCAGTACTAGCAGCAGTAGTGTCTACTAGTTTAGCCCACAGCATATGCCCATAATCAGAAGGCATAGTATATGCAGCTGTTCCATCTACTAAAGGATTAATTGTTCCAGTCTTGAACTCGAATTTGAAATCCCCTTTAGCGTATATGAAAGAGATAGCTTCATTAGCCCATCTGACTAACTGGTCATCTGTCCATATAACTTTACCAGGGTCTATCTTCAGGTCCTCCCTAGCATTGTTTATTAATGTTTCTATTGTCATATTATAATATTAAGTTGGTAATAAACTCAACTGCCATGAATGCTCCAAGTCCTACCCATAAAGCTTTGTCATGTGCAGCTAGTTTATCCATGTTCTTTTGTATGCGATTTTTATTCTCTGTCACATCTCCATTAGTATGTTTCTGATGTTCGATTACTTCGCTTACTAATGTTTTAAGTTCTGAGAGTGAGTCATATATTGTTTTCGCATCTACTTCAATTACTAGCTTGTCTGACATGGTTATTGTATGTAAGGGATAAATTTAAAGTTACGCACCTTGTTTAGAGCATCTCCTTCTATAAGAGAATTAACGCAAGTAGTAAATGTAGCGTCTTGTATAGTTCCGATATATGTATCGTCTATCCATAGTTTGAATATATTAAAGGTCGTTCTAGTTATCTTAATCTTTACCCATGTGTTTGTTGTGAGCATGGTTGCGTTTGTGACTAGATTACTTCCACTTGCAGCAACAACTTTCTGTAAAGCAATAGTAGAAAACTGTGGGTAAAACCTCAGCTTATAACCGTTGTTTATTGTTCCGTCAGAAGAAGCAAAGACAATGTCTAGTATTGTTCCTGACCCCACATAACCATCAAATTCCCAAGTACCATAAATTTGTGACGCTGGCTTCTTGACAATACCAGCGGTAGTACACTGAATAGCTTTATTAAAGCCATTATCGTTTAATACTTTCCACGCACCACTTTCAACTTTCCATCCTGTATTCTCTAGGAATCCAGAGGTAACATTCGCCACACTCTCGTTCCACCCTTTACCATCTGCTATATAAGCGTGTGGTGAAGCGAAGTCGTTTGGATTGTCTGAATTGAGCTTAATACATTCTATGTCTGAATAATATGTAGTATTTACACTTCCGCTAATCTGTCCTAACTTGAATGGAGTTGAAGCACTAGAGGAGTTATATATAACTTGGTCTACATACAACCAAGTTGAATCAGTAGTATTGCCAGTCATCCAAGTGCTGCCAACCTTCATTCTAGCATTTCCTCCAGTTCCGTCAGCTCTAATCCATCCACGCAGCCGATACCAGCCTGTGCCTAGGTTGTACTGCAATGCGTAAGAGATAGCTCCGCCTCCTGCTGTAACAGCTAATACCTGCCCTCTTTCTGGGTCTGAATACTTTGATAGTACACATCCAGCTCCATCCTCTATCCAATCATCAGTACCAGTCTTTTGCATCATCCCGTCTGCTACAGCGTTTATGTATCTTGAATTACTCTTATGGTCTACTGCTGTTTGTGGGATTGAAGTCATTAGCTCTTCATATATCTTTGCCATGTCCTCGTCGCTAACAGCTGCCCCTAAAATAGCCATGTAAGAGAATGCCCCAATCCAAGGCTTAGTTCCTGCCAAGACGTTCCCTATTACTCCAAACTCTGCGTCTGGAGTACCTGTCTGTGCTACCGCACCTATATTTACTCCGTTTGAATAAAATGTGGTTACTTCACCTGTCCTCTTAACTGCAAACACATTAAACCGCCCCTTCACTTCGCTAGTAGTTAATGGAACCTCAACAGTTGCAGGGGAGGTATCTCGCAAATAAAGTCTTAGTGAGTCGTTGTCATTTATGTCAAACTGTGCAAGCTTTCCCACATCAGCGTAAGCAAACATAACATTATCCGCTGAGTTTGTGTCTTCTACATAAGTCAACACAATAATCGATAGGTCATCGCCTACTGCTACTTCTGGGAATGTTCCTATGTTAGCAGAATCTTCAACGACTAATGCCCTGCCCTTCTCAGTATTACCAAACCTAAGCGTGGAGGTTGTCAGGTCGTTGCCATTACCAGACTGGTCAGCAAAACTCCCCTTCCTGAAGTCAAACTCGACCTGCATATTATCTCTATATTTATCTAGTATCATATATTTAAGTTGTTATAAAACTGATTTGATAATTCTCTTACCTGGTTAGGAGTAAGGACTACATCTGTTTGCCCATAAAAGATAATGTCTCCTGAAAAATTGTTACTACCATAAGACGATTCACCTATTAAAAGGTTTTCAGAATTAAGAGTTGACCCTACAAACCCTGCATCAACAGAAGTAGTTGTAGTCTCTTCGACACCATCTACATACATAGTAACTCCATCTGCTACTTGGCTTCCATCGTATGTAACTGAAAATGTATGAGGTCTAGCGTCGTTAAACAAGTTGTCAGTGTAAACCTGTATCCCGCTCGCTAGTCCTGCCTCATATATTCTAAATGACAACCTACCACCAGAACCTATATACACTTGCCATCCCTTGTATCCTCCTCCTGCTCCTTCTGATTTACTAGCAATCACATCTACGGCTGTTCCTTCACACCTAAACATCCCAGTAAAACTAACAGGTTCATCATTGTCAAAGTCAACTGTATTACCAAAGTTTATATATTCTGTTCCACTCCAGTTCATCCCCCTTCTAGGAGTTAGCAGTGCTGGTTCATCACTTCCCGCTCCGTCACCCATAATCCCATTAGGACCTTCTCCTATATTTGGAGTGACTATATTAGAGCCATCATTAAACTTTGTTAGCATTGGCAAGAAAATACCAAACTTACTTGCGTCTATCTCTGTGAATGTGTCTCTCTGGTATATGTCTAATACTTCTTCATCACTTAAAGCTCGGCTGTATATTGTTAGGTCCTTCATCGTGAAAGCCCCGTAATTACCATCCCACTGTCCTACAATAAAATCACCAGTATTATCAAGGTTATCAGCTGTGAAAGTTGTGACGTTCGCTGAAACTTCCGAACCATTTGCGTAAACCCTAAGTGTGTCGTCTCTATCACCAACTACTTGTATAGAATAGTCTGTGTTAGCAGATGTTATAATGGGGTCAACTGTGGTAGCAGACACCCTTATATTACCGCCCACAAGACAGTACATGAAGATTGCACCAGTAGCATTGGCTCTAACGTACCACCTATTATTAGCGTCTTGAAACTTTGAGAAGAAATAAGTCTGGACACCAGCAACGGGGATACTGACTTTCATACTAAACGACCAGCTGCCTGCTCCTAGGTTGGCAACATCGCCGTAATTAACATCGTCAACGCTCCCATCAGTAGTTACACCATTATCAATAGTTGGAGAACCAGTTGTAGTTCCACCATTGTCTTTGACGTAAGTGTCGTTGATGAAAGTCTCTCGAAAGAGAACCTTCTCACTCTGTCTTTTTGGGTAAGTAAGCATAATTATTATTTAGTTATTCCTGTGATTGGAGCTTCTAACTCCTTTTCAGTTAGTTCGACTGTTTGAAGCTCAGCAATCCTAGCTTCCATTTTTGCGTGGATTTCTTTTACCTGTCCAGCAGTAACTCCTGCCACCTCAGCTACTCCGAAATGTCCGTTGTGCCGTTCCACTTCTTTTAGAAGTTCAATTACTTCTTCAACCTTTGCCTTTGTAATCTTTGGCTCAAGGTGCCCAACAGCAGGCTTTTCCTTTACAAGGTCAGCTAGTTGTTTTGCTTTTATAGTTGTTTCAATTACATCTGCCATATTATTTTTGGTTAGTTAATTTGATTTTCTTCGCTCTGCGTTTGGCTCTAGCCAGAGCTTCCTTTGAAATTTTAATCTTCATATATTATACTGTACTCCATTTTCCCCGACATTTATCTCGGAGAACGTATTTGAACTTCTTGTAACTGTTATATTTTATTTAGTAAAAAAATAGTTCTGCGGACGTTGTGAGGTGTTCTGCTGTTATCTTTGAGCCAGCTTGTGATGCCATCGCACGAATCTCTACGTTATCCCCAGGGTTAAACTCTAGCACGTCAACCGTTCCAACTGTGTACTCTTCTGTAGTGTTCTTAATAAAGATGCCCATCTGAGAATTACCCTGTAATGCTCCATTCTTATAAAGAGCTATGTGGATAAGATTGTTCGCTGTATCAGTTGTAATCGAAGCATTCACTGTGATTTTAAAGTATCTAGGAGCTGCACCTATGTAGGTTAATGGTGGGGTAATTTCCCACTGCTCTAGCACCTCATTTGTAAACGTCCCCTCTAAGAAATAATAAGTATCTGCAAGAGTACAAGTCGTTTCAGCAGGAGTGGAAAGATACGCATATACTCCATCCTTTATTATTGCTTGTGAACTTCTATGTACTGTCATAATTTAGTAAGTTATCTTCTAGTAAAGTTTCTTCAAATACACAGTAAGGTCAGCATCGTTTCCTCCAGTATTACTTGTATTGTATTTAACTCTTACGTATTTAAATGGAACCATTGTATCTGCAATAGCCATGAAATCTGTATCAACCCATGAAGCTACTCCGAACAATGCATTGGTAACATCCTGGTAAACACATGAAGCTGCGGCTGTACCGTCGTCTTGAACAGTAGCCTCAACGGTCACAGTCAATACATCTGTTGGTGCTGTCCCAGAAGTTTCACCTTGTAGTACAAAGTTTCTGAATCCATCCATATCAAAGTATGCATAAGCTGTTGTGTTGGCAGCTATGTTGGTAAGAGCTAAAAGAGTTTGATTTACATAATGACTGCTTATTGGGCTTACCTCTGCAGATTTACTTGCTCCAGTAAGTGTGTCGTAAGAATCATCTCTTGTCATTAAGTGCCTCTTTGCTGTCATCGCTAGTGCACCCTTATCACTGTCATTAACTTCATCCTCGGCTGTATTGTAAAGACCCATGACAACTTGTCCTCTATCTGCTCCAATACTAAATGTTGTATCGTCTACGTCTGCTCCACCCGCTGGTCGAGCAACACTTGTATAAACTACAAAAGTATCTGTAGCTGCGAATGTAGCCCCTGTTACAGTAATAACATTTGCTGCAATCTGCATAACTGCATCATCTCTTGTATAGGTTTCAACAACTTCTCCAGTGTTATCTATCTGCTGGATAGAAACAATGTCGTTGTCGTAAAAAGCACTTATCCCAGATGGGAATGAGCTTAATGTAATTTGTGTAGCTGCTGTATACGCAGTCACAAAGTCGCCATTCTGACCTGTGGGCTTACCCACATAGCCAGTTGTTGAAAGAGAAGTGTTGTCAACATTTACATCTCCCTCAATCTGTGCAGTTGTTTGTACGGCTACACTTCCGTCAGGGAGTTCTACAAATTTCTTGTATTCCCTATCCTGTCTTGAACTTGGTAATGCCATAATATCTTTGGTTAGATTTTAATTATTTCATTTAGGTGACGGGTACTCCGCCCACGCCACCTGGCAATACCGCTCCCTGTATATGTACTAAAGCTCCAATAATCTTATTAACTGTTCTTTACTTTTACCGAATGAATTAACCCCCTTGTTCTTCGCAATAACCCTTAACTCCTTAATCCCTAGGTCTTCAAGGTCTTCATCGATAACTATCTCATCTTCATCTTCTTCCTGTCCCTCTACTTCTACCCCCAGTTCCTTGTTAATTTCTTCTTCACTTGCAAACGCCCATCCGTAGTTTCTTGCTACCATCTTCTTTCCTAGCCACGCTTCCTTAGCGGAGACCACGCCATGTTCGTTCTTAATCCAAATTGTTGTTTTGTCTTTTGTGCTCTCATCCATAGTTTATTATGGTTAAATATTATTTCTTATCTTCTTTCTTTTCAGGCTGCTCAGTAGGGATTTCGATTGTCCCTAGGTCCATTAACTTCGCCCGCTCGTCAGTTAACGCCTTTACGATTTGATTAAACCCTGCTACTTCCGCACCCTTTAGGTCAACTCTACCTAGCAGTTGTAGAATGCCTTCGATAATTTCTTTTGTCATGCTCTCAATAGTTAGTTAATATTATTGGAGTTAGAGAGGAAGTTTCCCTCCTCTCCAACATCTAAAAATACTAAGCGATTGTTCCTCCGTTATTGCTTACAACTACCCATCCATCAGCAGCAGCATTCCATACCATTTCACAACCAAGCCCAAGAGGGTTAGCAGCAAAAGTGATTTGTGTACCACCAATCATTTTAGCAGGTGTAATTTTAACTGAGTCAGCAGCATTACCTACAGCAGAGACAACGAACTTTTTAATTTGTCCATTATCTTCACCGTCAGCAAGAGATACATTATCTAGGTCTGAATCTCCGTTTGTTGTAATAGCTGTAACAACAGTTTCTAATGAAGCAGCTACAGTTTCAGAAGTAGCTGTAATCTCTTCAGTCATTAGGAATAGAGCCTTTTCTGCCCAGAAACCAAAGTTGTCAACAATAGCAGATGACTCAACTGTCCCTGAACCATTAGCAACTCTTAGGTCAATGAAACCAGCTTCTGCTCCGTCAGCAGGGTCAACGATACCGAGTGCAACCTGAGCGTACTCTTGGTTGTTTCCGCCATCATCCTTGCCAATACCTTTAATATAACCTACCTCGTCATCAGTAGCAGGAGAAGCACTGTCGTGTGAAAGCTGTACAGTCGCACCTTCAGCACCGTTATCCGTTCTTGTCATATTCAAGGCAGCAGTTGTCCCGTTCAAAGACATGATGGTTGGATTTCCCCCAGCACCATCAGCAGCCGAGAAGTATAATCCACCAGCCTCAGCTCCATCAGCAGGGTTTAGCAAGACACCAGAAATAGATGCGTACTCTGTGAAGTTGTCTCCATCATCATTCCCTGAGAATGTAATTCTACCAACTGTATCAAGTGCAGCAGGAGAAGCTGATTCGTGGAATAGCTCTAGTCCTGGACCAGCAGCTCCGTCATCGGTTCTTGTAACACTAACACCCTCAGTAGCAACACCGAACTCTGGGTCGTCGTTGAATGCTCCGCCTTTACCAGCATAGAACCCTAGGATTCCAGCCTCAGTTCCAGCAGATGGGTCTTCAATAACAGCCTCAATTCTACCATAAGCCTTCTCAGCAGCAGCATCATTATTTCCATGGAAATTAAGAAGTGCTACTGAATCGTCAGCAGCAGGTGAAGCAGAGTTGTGATACATTTTTACTGTAGCACCAGTAGCTCCAGCATCTGCGCTGTATGTTATTACTCCACTAGGGAGAGTAACAGTTTTGCCAGATAGGTCTAGTGTTGCAGCTAGGTCAGCTACAGCCACTTCACCATCTAGGATTTTTGCACCAGTGACAGCATCGTCAACGATTTCGTCTGTATCAACTGTATCGTCTCCAAGGTCCACTGGGTATGGTCCATCTACTGGACCGTCTTTTTCGTTTATATAGATTGTACCCATATATAAGTTTGGTTAAATAATAAAAGGTTAAGATTTAACCAAGACACCGAATGTATCTCTCATCTCTTTAACACCGTAAACAGTGTCAACAGTTGTAAGATATCCTAGTTCTCTTTGCTCGTAGTCAGTCTGAACACGAGGTGCTTGTGCTACAGCCAAAGCTAGTGCTTGTCTGTGGAACAGCATGTTATCTGTGTTGTTTCCTGTCTTAACTAGGTTAGTAGACATGAATGTCTGTAGACCATATAGAGAACCGATGTTTCCAGTTTGTACTGGTTTACCATCTACGTAGTCAGAAGAAACGTAAGCAGTAAGGTCAAGTAAGTCTCTCTTTACGTCAGGTCTGAAGCAGAAGAATCTGTCATCTTCAGGTACGTCAGCAAGGTCAAGAAGCTCGATAGAATCAAGGATAACATCAGTTGTGATAGCTGTGTTATATGCTCCTTTTGTTTGTGAGAATCCAGCAGCAAGAGCAGCTAGGTCAGTGTCCATTGCCTTAGCAATAGCGTATGAAGCCTTCTCTGTGTAAAGACCACGAAGGTTTCGGTTTGATTGTAGCTCAGTAATATCTTCTATTACGTATGAAGCTTCTTTGTGTGTATCGATGCTGATGTCTGTATTAGTCTCTGTTGGAGCCTGTAGTGTTACAGATACATTAGCAACCTTGTCGTTAGCGACTAGGTTTGTTAGAGAAGGTACATGGATAGTATCTCCCATCTTAGCCTCTTTGTCATATCTCCATACTAATGGAGCAAGAACAAGTTTAGACTCTACCGCTTTGATGATTTCTTTAGACCAAATTTCAGGTATAAATACATCAGCCTCGGTATTTGTAATGTTATTAGCCATTGTGATTTTTTAAGTTATAAATCTCCGCCCTCATTTAAAGGAGATTAAACTCCGTACTCTACGCATAGAACTAGGTCACCATCACCTGTTACAGTTCCACCAGTAGCCTGTGTTCCAATCTCAACGAGGATGTCATCACCAGCAGCGAACTCAACAAATGGGCAAGCAGCAGTAGCGTAAGTACCATCTACTACAAACTTAGAAGTGTCTCCAATAGCTCCTGATTGAGAAGCAGTAAGAGTACCAACAGTGTTACCACCAACTTTTAGAAGTAGTGTTCCAACTGTACTAGTCTGAGAACCTGTAGCTTCTGTCCACACAACATGACAAGCGTCCACTTGGATTTTTCCAGCGAACGGTGCATCAACTAGATACTGGTCTGTACCAGCAGCATCACTAATGTCAGCTGCACCAGATTTTAGAATCAAATTCATAATCTTGTTTTTAATGAAATTATAGTTCTCCATTCTCCATCATTCTCACTACCTCATCGAACTCTTTAGAATTCGGGTCTAGTGACCTGATGTACTCTGGAGTAATCTCTCGACTCTTTCCTTTACTAGCAGGAGCAGATGCCCCACTAGATGCACTAACCGCTTTTCTCTGAATAACTTTCTTAACTGGTTTATCAGATACAAGTAGTTTAGCCGCGTCAGATAATGAAATTTGTTTTCTTAGTGATAGTGCTCTAGCTGCATACAACATATCTTCGTCTAGTCCTGTCTCTTGTTGTACACGCTGTTGCTCTGTCAGTAAGTTTTGTTGTGCTAGTACCTTACGGATTGTAGCCTCTACATCTGGCTGTGTAGCCACACCTAGAGTCTTCAATTTGTTTAGTACTTCGCGCTCCTCGCTGGAGTATTGGTCCTGGGTAGGTTCCGTTGGTCTACTTTTCAAAGCCTCAATTTCTTTCCGCATTTCTGCTAGCTCTTGAGTCTTTTTAGTATAGTCGCTCTGTCTCATGTAACCCTTCTTGAGTTCCTCCACGGGGATTTCTTCTTCTGAATCCTGTGTAGGTTGTTCAGAAATATCTTCGTCGGCAGTGCTTTCGCTCTCCTCGGATTCAACTTCTGGTTGCTCCTGTGTGTCCTCATCGGGTTGCACTGTGGAGTCCTCTGTTTCTTCCATGTCCATGTTAAATGGATTAAGTGATAGATTAGAGAAGGGCTACTAGGCGAGAGCGGGAACCTAGTAGACCCACCCTAATCCATCATCTGTTTGCGTAGTTTTCAATGAACTGAATAATTTCTTTTCGTACTTTTATAGCTTCCTGTAGCTGAATCATCTTAGTAGTATCAGCAGGGTCAGCTTGGGTGAGAGCCTCCTTGTATGCTTGGCTCGACTTTTCTAGGTACTCTTTTGTATACCCCCACCCTTTGCTTTTCGACATAATCCGAATCTGTTGACTCTTAGCTTCAAGTTCTGAAGCTTGCTTCTGTAGTTCCTTATCAAGAATCTTATCCTGACCCCTATTTTTAAATCGTGCTATATGTTGCGCTATATTCATACTTGTGTTGGTTGACTAGGTTGTATCGGTACATTTGCGTTAGTCTGTGGCCCTGGAGCTTCACCTGGCGGTAACTGCTGTTGAGGCTGTTGCTGTGATATATATTCCTCTGCGTTAGTCTTCTGGAACGAGTCTCTTAAGATATCTTTAAATACTCTAACTAAGTCTACTGGTACACCCATACCTGCGAATTGAACCGCAGTGTTAGCGATGTTAACCGCATCAGATGCTTTACCTTCAGCTGTATCAGCTGTGGTAGAACCTGCTTCAACTTTAACTTCGAAATTCTCTACTGCACTTTCTAATGCTGCTCTATCAATCTTTGTAAATTTATCTGGTACTTCTGAAGTTGGAATCTCTTGCATTTCAACATCTTGTTCTGTTCTACTTCTTCTAATAGTAATCTCATCCTCGACAAACTTATTGGCTAGTCCAAGCCACATACGTCCCATCTCAGATATTGCGTTCTCTAAATGTCTTACGATATTCGATGCCTGCATCCCCACCTGAATGTCTCTACTCTTGATTCCTGTAGCGGTATTGGTGAATCCTTGGCTTCCTCCTCTATCTGTGAAGTCGATTGTCTGTGATACGGTTTGCATGTCCCTATTAAGTTGTGACTCTTCGTTGTATCCGCTGACTGGTTGAACAGGTTTGTCCACAGGTCTAAGAGAACTTCTAACGTCGGAACCAAGAGGAACATCAACAGGAATAATATTATTAGGTCTATGAACGAGATTAGCGGGATTAATATTTGCGTTAATATTATAAATCCACTCTGGATAATTAATCGCATTATTGAAATCAATCCTCGCATTTCGTAGATTGTTATATTCTATTTGCAATCCCTCAAGAGGTTCAACCTCTCCTACTGAATAGAACTCTCCACGGATAACCCTGTCGTCTACCTTTACGAAAGGACGGAATCCTAAATCGTTTTCTTCTACACGAATGATATATGTAGGCTCACCATCTACAACTACAGCTGTAACAATAGATTCTCTTTCATCTTCTGGCTTACCACTTCTAGAGAACAATCCCCAGAAATCCATTAATGTAATCCTGTTTCTATCTATATTCTCTGCACCCATACTAATACCCTTGTCTTCATCTTGTTCTTCTTCCTCAGCCGAAGTATATCCACTATCACTTAGCTGTTCAGGGTCCATACCTTTAAGTTCAGATAAGTCGTACATATCACCTAAAGACATTAACTCAGCCCACCTAACATCATTGATAACGTGGATAACACCCACACCATCCTGGAAACACTCGACACGAGGGTCTACCTTTATGTCAAAAATTGAGACCAAGTCTGACGTTGGCCTCTCGTTTACTATCTGCTCTTCTTCTATTTCTCTTTCAATCGCTTCACCCGTTTCTTCATCAAGTTCAATTTCAACTGACTTAACCATCTTAGTTTCTTGATGCCAGTCAACTTTCGCATAACCTACACCAAAAATGAACGCATCTTTTACCCAGCGTTCTAGTTTACTTTGCATCTTGTCCTGGTCCCACCAGAATCCTAGCGTGTCTCTGAGCGCGCCGACATACGCATTCGCGTCATTAACACGAGGAGAAACGATAAAACGAGGCTCGTGAGCAATGACACCAGGAACTTTCTTTTCAATAACTTCATATACCTTTGGAATAAAAATATTAGATTGTCCAGGAAGTTTCTGCTGATTCTCAAACGAACGATACAAATTCCACCAATCATACCATTTAGGTCGTAACCTATTTGATAAATTATCTAACTCAGAATTTACGTCAGTAATCCAAGTCAGTGCTCTTCCTTTAACTTCATTACTAATTGTAGCCATCGGAGATTTTTAAATGTAGCTTGATGCGGGGCTATAAACTGTAGCCGCTCTGCTTCAGTCATAGGCTTAGGACCCCGCATTGGCTGTGTAAAACATACACCCATTGTTATAAGCCCGCATCACACTACCTTCGTGATATATCAGCTAGATGCACACTTCTGTCCTCATTCATCTTATATAAGACTTTAACTATCCCAGTACAATCTGGTGTACTACAAGGATAATCTTCAGGACGTTCATACACATCACGCTTCTGATTGTAAAGTTGCTGACCTAAAAGATTTTTGTTTTGTCCGCACCGAGGGCATATCCCTCGATAGGCTACGTGGTCAAATCGTCGCCTTGTCCTCACCGCTCGCTCTTGGATTTCTTCCATCATATCGTACACAATTTTAGCACAATACAATAACGCTGTCAAGTCTTTTCTATTGCATGGTTTCTTTTCTGTTGTTTAATTATCTGTGCAATAATATCCACTACCTTTGAAGATTACTCCTGGGCTGCCTGTAGTGGATTCTCTTTTAAGTTTAAGTTTTTGTTTTTTTAGTTCCCAGAGTTCGTCCTCTAGTTTGAGTATCTTCTCTGTTAGTTCTTTTATTTCTTTTTCTTTTGACATTGTTTACATTTGTAACCACCAGTTATCCTCCCCCACCCCATTGCTGGTTGGTGGGAGAATCTTTTGTTAAAGGCTTTCTTTTGCCCCCATCGGGCGTACCGAACTTCTTATATTTAATTTTGTAGAGTAGTTTCTTTACTTTCTTAATTAGTTTCATTGAATTGTTTTTTCATTATTTCTTGGCTCTCTGTTTCTCTGCTTAATGGGTCTAGTTTCTTTTCTAGTTCCTTTATATATTCTCCTTGAGCTTCTACTACACCAGTTAGTTTATCTAGTTCAGCCCATAGGTCGTCTAGTTCTTCTCTCTTCATTGTTGCTTTGTTTATACATAGCTTGGAGCCTAGGTTTATTCTATATTAATCTTAAAACCTTGTCAAGCATAACCATATAATATGTCAAGCTGAAGTTATGGTAATTCGGGTATTTAACCTTGACAGTTTTTAGGGGGTATGATAGTATTGGTCGTGCTACTAAAAATAGCAACAAGCACCTACTCTGGTAATTTCCCAATAGGCAGGGTAGAGAACATTTAAAACGAGGTATTAGGTAAGGGAGAAGCTCACGGCTCTGAACGGGGTTAGTGAAAATCTTCTGGCAAGCACTTGATTGTGCGAGTATAGGTGGGGTTGTGTTGACACGCAGGACCCAACACGACATTTCTCGACACTCACTTATACATATGGCGTAACGGGGTACTTCGGTACTCTCCTAAAGAACCTATAGCTAACGGAGAATATAACAAGCTATAGACACTTACTGGGTTGCAGCATCTCTAAACGCTGTGTGGCATACGGATAGAATACAAAGACCAGAAGAAAATACCTGATACTATTAAGGACTATGTATTTGAATTAAGTTTCATTCATAGTAAGCCGAACTAACCCAAACTACATGAGGCTCCGGATAGAAGGTTAGGTTAGTTACTAGGTTGAGGTTAGGCGAGAAATTACACTTTAGCAATATAAGTATGGGTAAAGGTAAACATCTATTAGGAGCTGTGTTAAACCGACGTTATTCTGGGGAAGAGATAATCTGTGATTATCGCGCTGACTGGTTAACCAATCCTAAGACCGGGGGGAAGTTCATGGTTCATTTCTTTCTACCTCACATCAAGACAGGCTTTCATTTCTTATCGCACTACTACCCCCCCAAGGAATTAGTGGATATAATTGTCATGAAGAAAAAAGTGTTTAAGAAAAATGGGTGTACCTTTAAGGTAGTTCAACCACATGTCTTAAAGAAGATACTAAAACAGTCTAGTTGTCATGAACAACATTTGTGGACTTTGGTTAATAACTATTGTGCTGCGTGTCCAAGTAAGACTGAAGTGAAGAAAAGTAAAAAGAAAATAAAGAAAGGTAACCTAGATTCCTTTAATGGAGTTAGGAGTAACTGGAATAAAACTAAAGATATAGTTAAAAGATATGTAGACTTACAGGAACAGGAACGACAGTTTAACCTTGCAAAGATGGCGTCCCGTCAGAGTTGTACTTAAGTCCTACTGTTTGATACATAGGTTTATTCGACAAATTTCTAGCGCTGGGTCTACGTATCATACCTAGACACATGCTAAGTGCGTCTATCACATCGTCATGTTTAGCGTTAGGGAATCTTTTCAATTGGTCTTCTAGTTCGTCGCATCCACCTGGTGGGTGGTACACCATACCATTAGCATAATACGGCTGTAGTCCTCTAATCTTTTCTTCCTTATTCCCTCTGGTTCTTATTGCTTCTACATGCAGATACTGTCCACGTTTACGTCCCTCTAATTGCAAATAGTGCATAAGACTTTGTTGATACCCCACACTCTCCACGCCTATACTCCCCTTATATTTCTCGTGTCGTTTATAAATCTCATCTATCACCTCACTTGGTGTGGCTTTCCAGTTCTTATATTCCACCACGTAGATATTATCATGTACGTCTATAGCTACTGTCATAACAACTGAATCATCAGCAGTATCTCTTTTACTAATCGCCAAATCTACTGTAGTAACATATTTAACAAAGTCTGGTATTTGTTTCCAATACTTGAACCAATCCTTTTGGAATTCCGCGCCTTCGTCCAATACTGGGTCTTGTTGAAACAGGGCACCCCAATCCCTTATACCAACTGATTGTTTAATATCTTCTAAGGCTTCTGTATCATACTTGTCTTCCCATAAAGGGTCACCTGGATTCCTATACTCCTCCTTCTCGATGGCGACCGCAGGGAGCCGCAACACGTCCCACTTACCCGTCTTGGGTCCTATCTTACCTGGTGCAATCTTTTCCCATTTACCTTTCTCAGCGTTCCAGTAATGTTTCTTCTCACCTTCCACCTGTAATATCCTACCTGCTAAATCATCGTCATGCCAACGTGTATTATGACTCACTACTCCATTAGCTATGAAGTTTTCTGTTCTGTCTACTTGTATATCAAACACTTCTTCTACCCCATCCTCTTCTATAGATACAATATCTTCAAGCGTGAAGTCGAAAGTATTCGGCGATATCCAGAGCTGTTCTTCTGTTTCTTGCATATCCCACTGCAAGGTTGCAGTCGTTGCATAGTAATCCTCTAACTTTCCCTGTGTTGTGGCAGTGGTCAACGCAAAGCTTTCCTCCCCAGTGTGCCCTGACATTATCGTGTGGGGGTTGCTTGCAAATTGCACACTTCCCTCCTTGTTCTTCAAGAAGCTTATTGTATTCCTCATTAGTGATTCCATACCTATGCTTAAGTCTCGCATTACGCCGTGACTCTTCATTAACAGATGGTGAACGGTGCCCATCAGCCCACCTCTTTTTGTTGTAGTGTGAGGCGCAGTACCCTCTGCACTTAGCTGGCTTATCACATTCGGTACAGGTTTTTCCTTTCCACTTACCCCACTGTCCTTTAAGGTTACGATTTTGTGGTCCATACTCAAGTCTCTCAGTCTTGTCCATTTTAATTTATTGTTATGATATGTAAGAAAAGGGTGTCTCTCATTGGCCCTAACTACCTTCCCAGTACCAGTAGTAACCTTAAATATATCATCTTCCCCGTTACTCTTCCAATTCTTAACGGTAGAAGTCATCATCATTCCATACTCATAAGTCATAACGTTATCACCTACCTTTATGTTACACAAATTCTTTTCGGTTCCATCAGCCATTAGTACTTTGGTATCCCCAGTCATGCACATAATAACTATAACCGCACCCCCAGCTTGTACTCTTGTTCTAGCTGTA